CCGAAGCTGACAGAGGATGAGCAGTGAACCGCGAGGCTCATCCGCCCGAATGGGCGTTTTCGCAGCAAGCAACGACGAAAGGGATCTGGGATGAGTGAAGATCTGATGACAGGTTTGGAACGTAAGTTCTGCCGCATTGGTGAGGATATCACCGTAAAGGATGGCGCACATATCGAAGGGTATGCGTCTTTCTTTGGCAAAGCGGATCAGGGCAATGATGTGGTCCAAGCAGGTGCCTATGCCAAGTCGCTGAACACGGTGGAGCCCGGGACACGGCGGATCAAAATGCTGTGGCAGCACGATCCCGCACAGCCCATTGGCGTGTGGGATGTGGTCAAGGAAGACGCCAAAGGGCTGTACGTGAAGGGCCGTATCCTAGAGCAGGTGGCCAAGGGCAAAGAGGCGATGGCGTTGATCGAAGCAGGCGCGATTGACGGGCTGTCAATCGGCTATCGCACTGTTAAGGCACAGAAAAACGACAAGGGCCAAAGGCTGTTGTCAGAGTTGGAACTTTGGGAGGTGTCCTTGGTGACATTCCCGATGCTTCCGGAGGCGCGGGTTGGGGCGAAGGGCGATCAATTGGATGAGGAATTGAGCCAAACGGGTCCCCTGCTGCGCGACGTGGCAGCGGCAATCAATGCGGCACGCCAATCGTTGGTCAAAGGCGCTTAGGCGCGAAGGCCAACTGTTCGCAACTCTCAACTGAGGATGAGTGATGAGTGAGACCGAGACGAAGGCTCGGGGCGGGGAAGGTGTGTCTGCCGTTCCCACCCCAGCCGATGAAGTCAAATCCGCATTGGCCGGTTTTGTAAGCGACCTGGGAGAGTTCCAGGCCGAGATGAAGACGAAATTTCAACAGCAGGAAGAGCGACTTATGAAGCTTGATCGGAAAAACCTAACCCACGCACGCCCGGCTTTGGCCACAAGTGCAGAGGTCGAAGCCCCGCACCAAAAGGCGTTTGAGGCCTATGTGCGTTCGGGCAATGATGATGGTCTGCGCGGTTTGGAGTTGGAAGGCAAAGCGCTGAACTCTGCGGTAAATTCCGAAGGCGGGTACCTGGTGGATCCACAGACGTCAGAGACGATCCAGGCGGTGTTGCGTTCGACGGCGTCTTGTCGAGCGATTGCGAAGATCGTGAACGTCACGGCGGCGTCTTACGATGTCTTGATCGACGTATCAGAGGCCGGCGCTGGCTGGGCCCAAGAAACCGCCAACGCAGCAGAGACGGCAACGCCGAGTATCGAACGGATTACCATCCCGCTGCATGAACTGAGCGCGATGCCGAAGATTTCACAGCGTTTGTTGGAAGATTCTGCGTTCGATGTGGAAGCGTGGTTGGCAGATCGCGTCGCAGAAAAATTCTCTTGCGCGGAATCAGAAGCCTTCATCAACGGCGACGGGATCGACAAGCCTACGGGGTTCTTGACCTATCCGACGGCAACATCTGGCACGGAAACCTGGGGCGAGCTGGGTCATGTGGACACAGGCGTCGACGGGGCATTCGCAGCGGTGGATCCGGCAAGTGCGCTGATTGATTTGGTTTTCGCTCTTGGCTCGCAGTATCGCGCCAATGCGACATTCGTGATGAACTCGAAGACGGTGGGACAGGTCCGCAAGATCAAAGACGCGGATGGGCGGTTCTTATGGGCAGACAGCTTGGCCGCAGGAGAGCCTGCTCGTTTGTTGGGCTATCCGGTTCTGGTTTGCGAAGAGATGCCGGATGTGGCCACGGGATCGTTGTCGATTGCCTTTGGTGACTTTGCGGCTGGTTACACGATTGCCGAACGCCCGGACCTGCGTATCTTACGCGATCCGTTCTCTGCCAAGCCGCACGTGATGTTCTACGCATCCAAGCGCGTCGGCGGTGACGTGAGCGATTTCAATGCAATTAAGCTGCTGAAGTTCTCTGCCTAAGTAGGCAGAGGCGGGGCAGGCCACGAGCAGGTCTGTCCCTGGTGGGCGCGCGCGTTTCAACGGCGCGTTGTCTAGCTGCTCCCCTCCGTCCGAGCAACGCAGGCGGCGCGCGTCCATCGCTATGGTCCTTTGGAGGGGCCTGAATTTTCGGAGACATTTCATGATGTTAGTCGAGCGGACCACAGTGCCCTTGGAGGGGCTGCCGGTCACAGAGTTTAGAGATCACTTGCGACTGGGCACCGGGTTCGCCGATGACGGTGTGCAGGACATCGTATTGGAAAGTTACGTGCGCGCGGCTTTGGCAGCGATAGAGGCCCGGACGGGTAAGATATTGCTGCAACGCGAATTCACATGGACGCTGACAAGGTGGAAAGAGTTTGCCTGCCAAGCGCTGCCAACAGCGCCGGTGGACGCGATCACAGAGGTCAAGCTGGTCGACCATCTCGGCCAAGAGACCATAGTGGAGAGCGAAAGCTATACGCTGCGAAAGGACGCACAAAGCCCATCCTTGGTCGCCGTAGGAAGTTGGTTGCCCAAAATTCCAACTCGGGGGTCGGTGGATATCAGCTTTACGGCTGGGTTTGCAGCGACTTGGCCGGATGTGCCACCTGATCTGGGCCAGGCGGTTTTTCTGCTGGCGGCGCATTACTATGAGAACCGCAGCGCGCTGAGCGGAAATGAAAAGCCGATGCCCTTTGGGGTCAGCCTTTTGATTGATCGATATCGACGCATTCGATTGTTCGGGGGGGGCGCGCAATGAAGCCGATCCTTAATCGAAAGCTGGAGCTCGATACAGTGTATCGAACACGCGACAATGCCGGGGGCTATACGGAGACGTGGAGCAATTTGGGCACGATGTGGGGCGCGGTTAAGCCTGGAACCGGGCGAGAGACAGAATTGTCTGGGCTGACGCTGTCCAGTGTGCCGTGCAAGATCACAGTGCGCGCCGCGCCACAAGGCGCCCCATCGCGACCCGTAGCGGGGCAAAGGTTTCGAGAAGGCGAGCGCATCTTTCAGATTTTGGCAGTCAGTGAAGCCGACCCTGAAGGGCGGTTTTTGAATTGCTTTGCTGAGGAAAAAGAGGTGACCAGATGAGCTATGCCATGGCGTCCGCGCTGCAAGAAGCGGTGTTTTTGCATTTGGAAGCCGAACCGAATGTCGTCGCGCTGGTGGGGGATGCGATCTATGACACTGCCCCAGCAGGAGCGTTGCCGGGAACCTATGTGACCATTGGCCCGGAAGACGTGCGCGACAGATCGGATTGCACACAAGCGGCAGCGGCGCATGATTTCACCATTAGCGTTGTGACGGACAGCGCTGGTTTCCAAAAAGTGAAAGCGGTCGCAAGTGCGATCTCGGACGCATTGATAGATGCGCCCCTTACGCTGTCGCGCGGTCGCCTGGTCGGGCTGAATTTCTTGCGCGCAAAGGCGGATCGCTTGGCCAAAGGCACACAACGCAAAGTCGATCTGCGCTTTCGGGCGTTGGTTGAAGACAATTGAATTCACACTTGAATTGGAGAGGCCGATATGGGTGCCCAAAACGGTAAAGACCTGTTGATTAAGCTCGATATGACCGGGGCTGGTCAATTTGAGACCATTGCGGGGCTGCGCGCCTCGCGGATCTCTTTCAACGCGGAAAGCGTCGATGTCACAAGCCTGGAAAGCCAAGGCGGTTGGCGAGAACTTTTGGCGGGTGCGGGCGTGAAATCAGCGTCGATTTCGGGCTCTGGGATCTTTCGGGATGAAACCACGGATGAGCGCGCAAGGCAGATTTTCTTTGACGCAGAAGTGCCAAATTTTCAGGTGATTATCCCGGATTTCGGCACGGTTGAGGGTGCTTTCCAGATCACGTCTGTTGAATATGCAGGCACGCATAACGGCGAGGCCACGTTCGAGCTGAGTTTGGCATCAGCCGGCGCGCTGGCCTTCACGGCGCTGTAGATCATGAGCAACCCTTGGGCGGGAGAGGTGACGCTGGTCATCGACGGAGAAACAAGGTGCATGAAGTTAACATTGGGCGCACTGGCGGAATTAGAGGCCAGTTTGGACGCGGACTCGCTGGTCGGAGTGATCAAACGGTTTGAGGGAGGTCAGGTGGCGGCCCGCGATATGGTGGCGTTGATAGTAGCGGGACTGCGCGGCGGTGGATGGCGCGGGCAATCCAGCGACTTGTTGTCAGCGGACATTGAAGGCGGGCCAATGGCGGCAACGAAAGCAGCAGCAGAATTGATCCAACGGGCGTTTGCCTTTGATGGATAGCGGCTTGGATTGGCCTGGCTTGATGCG